AGCAAGCACAGGCGTGCCAGTATCGACAATCTGTACTTTTGCTCCTGTGTCTCCTGTTGTGTCACTACTCGTCCCAACCAACAACCGCCCAGAGCTGTCGATGCGCATCCGCTCGGTGCCGGATGTATGTAGTTGCATTGAGTCACTGGCGTGCGCGTACTCAATAACTCCCGCGCTTGCATTGCCAGCATCTGCAAATCTAATTCCAGAGCCTGTTGTGGATCCTAAACTAATTCCACTTTCTGCTGATGCATTGTTGTTTCCAACTTGCAAATCATCAGCATCAGCATTTGCATAAGACGAAGTGACGCCAATTAACAACCGCCCCGAGTTGTCGATGCGCAATCTTTCGCTGGCATTTGTGCTAAATGCCATCGCATTATTGTTATGTTCATATTTAATGATTCCTCTATTAGCATCGTCACCGCTTAAGCCATCGGCAAAATGAATAGACGCATTATTGCTTGTGCCTGCTGCAATCGTAAAAGTGTTGTCAGCCGAAGGGTTGTCGGTTGCAAGTGTTACTGAGCTGCCATAACTTCTAGGCACAGCTGTTCCTATTCCGACCGCATCATTTCCTGCGTCGACAAAAATCATATGCGTTCGACCGTTTGACTCCACGCGGAAGTCAACATCATTGCTGGGGTCGTTAAAGACAACCTCAGAACTGCCAATCTCAAGGCGCTCTGCACCGCCAGTAGCAAAGTTAATCTTATCTGCTGCGCTTCTAAAGAACCCGGTATTCGTGTCAGAAGCAAAGGCAAGGCCAGGCGCCGACACCGTGCCGTCTTCCATCAGCATCGTGCCGTCTAGTTCCATCAACGTGATCCACGCCGAGTTTGCGGCGTTGCGGATCTTCAGCTGACCGGTTGTAGTGTCCGCCCAGAATTGAAAGGCGTAAGTAGTGGCCGGGGAAGTCGCGTTGCTGTTATTGCTGACGATCGCAGCGAGAGCGTTGTTCAGGTCTGCACGGACAGCAGCACCAGAGGCGTTGCTGATGATGTAGTCATGAGTGGCCATTTTTAAGAACGCTCAGAGCCGTAGCCGACCGCTTGGTACTGGAAGTTCCGATCAATCACGGCATTGCTGCTGTTCTTGAACTTCACTGTGAATCCAGTCCTAGAGATCGAAGTCACTTCATAGTAATCGCCTGACGCAAGGTTGAAAGCCGTGATGCCAATGCTCGGCGGCGTGTTGTAGAAGACGCCATCTTGGAAAAACGCATTGGTAAACGTCACCGCCTTGCCGCCAGACGCCGTGCCAGATGCAATCACAGAACTGGTCTCTGTCCGTAGCGGCATCTTGGCCGAAAAGCCCAGCTCATCCAGCAGCGGCGTTTGGTCGATGTGATCGCTGCTCAGCTCGCACTTGAACTGAAACAAGCGGCCTTGGAAGTGCCCGTTTCGCAGCGGCACCCAGTCACCGAATACCAAGTTGCTCTCTAGCTCTTGGTTGTCGTCATTCTCCAGCAGCAGTTTGTCGCCGTCTTCCGTCAGCTCGTCTTCTGCCGTGATGCCGGTGGTTGCCGCCCGCAGGTAAAGCTCAGCATTTACGTCGTCAGCTTCTAAACCGTCGAAGTCGGTCCAGGTGTCGATCAGTGCCGTGCGCTCGTCGATGTCATCAGCCGGATACGTGCCACGCATCACCAGATGACGGCTGAACTCAATGTCGAACTGTGCGCCCAGGTCAAGCGTGTTGGCAAAGAAATACTCACCGCTGCTCTTGCGAGTGCCGAGGAAGTCAAAGCTGCTCAGCGCGTCGATGTCGAGAATGTCGTCGATGGTTTGATCTCCATCAATGACCAGTGCCTCATACTCCTCTGAGTAGAACGTGTCGTTTTTCTGCCCCTGGAATTCAGGCGTGTCGCTATCTTCGCGATCCTCAAGAATCAGCAAGCGCGGCACTGAATCTGTCAGCGTGTGAACGACTGACCGAACGGCTGAGCTTTTCTTGTTCTGATCATCGATAAACCGAACAAGATATTCACCCGAAAGTTCCGGCAAAATCGCGTAGAACGTGTTGGCCTTAACGACAGTGAGCAGCGAGCTGTTCGGCCAAGTGCCAGAGCCGTCAGTCTTCGAGCTGTGGCGGATCTCAGCGTTCAGCCTGTCGCTGGTTGCACCCAAGCCCTCTTTCGGCACAGACCAAGTGACCATCACCTGATTGGAGCGATGCGGCTCCAACTGCACGTCCTGCGGATCAGGTGGCAGCTCAGTAACCGTTGTGCCGCCCTCGGTTGTTTGGTCTTCTTTCGGGACAACAAATGAGCCAGATGTCCAAGCCGAATTTTTGAACGTGCCGTCGCGACCAATCGCACGAATTTGGAACGTCACGGTTGAGCCAGGCTTAACGCCTTCAACCTTCAGCTCATTAGTCGTCTGCCTGACGGTTTGAAAGTTGCCGTCGCCAATCTTGTAGCGGATCTCGAAGCCGCTGATGTTGCCATCATCGTCACGCTTAAAGCCCAAGAAAACGTCGTTGACAACGTTGTTGTTTCGGCGGACCTCTTTGGTCTCGAAGGTCAGACCGCTTGGAGCTGTCGGGATCTTGTCGAACGTCGTTACCGATTGGTACTCCAACGCATCGGCGTTGTCGGCCGTCGCATAGATGCTGTCGTTGTGCTGTACGCCGACGATTGCAAACGTGCCATCACCGCCATCAGCGACCGAGATGCAGCGGAACTTCTGATGGGCAACGGTTGACGATTGAATCGACCAAATCGACTGAGCCAGCGGTGCTGCGCTGAATGCAGACGACACCGTGATTACAGCGCCAACAACAGAGCTAATCGTCTTGGTCTCGATGGTGCCGTCGGGCAGCGTTGCGGTAAGCGTGTGAGCTGAACCACCGGGCAACGTCACCGTGATGTCGGCCGTAACCGTCGTTGTCGTCGCTGCGCTGCAACGGCCAGCGATGCGTGCGCCTTGCCGCATCTCATCGGCAACAGCAAACACCTGACCAGGCAAAACGATCGCGCCTTGCAGGCCAGTCGAGAACGTGACGGTTTCGCCGTCCAGCTCTTCGGATGCCATCATCCAGCGGCCAAGGCGGTACGCCTGGTTGCGTGACGTGCAACCAAAGGCGACGACCTCGCGGACCTGATAGCCGTATTTGGTGATTAGCGCGGCGTCTTCAACAACAACGAAGTTCGGCTTATAGAAGTTGTCGGGGTCGTTGTAGCGGACGCGGATGCTGGTGCTGCGCGTTTTAAGAGATGAACCCGTGTAGTTGAAAACGCCCTCAATGACGTTGCTGTTCGTATAAAGGTGAACCGGATCAACGGCAGAGCCGTCAAGGTTGCCGTGGTCAGCAGCCAGTTGAACGGTGTTGCTGCTCCAGTAGGACATGCCACGGAACACCGAGGCGAGATCCTGCAGCACGTTGTAAGCCGCTGCGCGATCACCGATGACAACGTTGCAGGCAAAGCGCGGTTCTGTCGTGCCGTCTTGATTCGTGACCAACTGGTTCGCGTACTGAATCAGCGGGTAGAGATCCGTGTAGCTGATGTTGGACGTGCTGACGAAATCACCGCAGCCATAGCGGTCGTTGAGCACCATGTCGGCAAAAATGCAGACAGGGCAGGTCGTCCATGACGTGCGGGTGCTGCCGTCAAACGCGACTTCCTGCGTTAGGTCAAGGCTGCCGTCATCGCGCACCGCAGCATTGTGCGGGATCTGCACCAGTCGTCCTTTGACTAAATAGGCACGGCTCGGCAAATTGCTGAACTGCCGGGTGTTCAGCTCTAGGCCAACGCAAGCCGTGTACGGGTAGGCGCTACGAATCTCTTGGCGCTCAATGATCGACGACCAAATCAGCTGATTGGCGCGACCGTTCGCCAGCGGCGAGGTTGTGGGCACCTCCTCGAAGTCCGCAAACTTGACCTCAAAATGATCTTCGCCGAGGTCTACCTTTTCAACCTTGATGTTCCACGGGTAGCCCTCACCTTTGGCATCACGCGGCAACTCAATGACAGGTGTCTTGATCTGATAGTCAGTAAGCGCGATGCCTGTAACAGTCCTGTCAAACACAACGTTGTAGGCAGAACCCTGGGCTTGCACTGACACGCGAATCTGCAGGCTGCCGTTGAACGGCTGCCCCTTCGCCAAACCTTCAACAGCAGTTGAAAGCAAACGCGGGATCGTGAACAACAGCTGAACCGAATCAACTTCTGAATCGGTGATCTGCCTAATAACCGTCCCAGAGCCGTAATCGCGTGCGGTTACTTCGTCCCTGTCGTTGACTGTCTCTGAATAGTTTTCGCCAACCTGCACCGCAACCCCTGTGATTGTGGTCGTTGCATTTCTTGCTTGCAGCAGTCGTGTTTGTCTGCGTCCGCCGAGGCGAAAATCAACATCTACATCTTCAGTTGGAAAATTTGCGTCGTTGCCCGTGAACAACGGGGTTTCATCTAAAAATATCTGCTGATTGAGGTCATCAAAGCCTTCGATCGGGCCTTCGCACAGCAGATCAATCAGTCGGACGGTAGAGGTTGAATTAAGTGCCATGACTAAGAAATGCTAGGACGGAAACCGTGACGAATAACGAAACTCACAGACGGGTCGACTGACGCGTCAAGGATGGTTACATCAAGGTTGTAAAAATCAATGTGTGGTGCTTTGTTTGGGTCGAACTTGTGATACCAGCGATATTGCCCAAGGATTAAGCCTTGGATAGTGAACGATTCTCTGGCGTGAATGTTGTCTGTACCTTCACGTCTAGACTCGATCATGTAGCTGATGAACCCGTCAGTGAATGTCGAGCCTCGTCCGCTTACAAGCTTAAACAACCTGCTTACTTCAAGAAATACAAAGTACTCACCGGGTGCTTTTGTTGGCCCTTCAGTAAACTCTAGGCGGAAATTATTTGATGCTGTAATTTTACCGTCTTTTTGCAAAACCCCGCAGCTTCCCCCAGAAGGGTTGACGCCGTTACTGTTAAATCTGTCGTTAATAAAGTTGGATCGGTCGTTTAAAAAATGGACCGAGTTCCATCGTGCGCTGTTGTTTCTCCGCGTGCCGAACTCAAGCTTGTCCCCGTTGACTGTGATTGTGTCCGCCCCAGGTGCTCTAGTGAATTTCTTGATCGGGTCAGATTCATCCGCCACGTCAACATCTGCAGAGATGACGTGCGAGCCAATCAGCACCTTGCCGTAGGCAACTGGGATGGTTGCGCCAACACCGACGGTGTTTTGTGCTCCGAGGTAGGCGTAAGACTGCTGGCCGTCAGCGCCGCGATTAACTGACTCTGGCCGCGTTGCTCGAAACTCGCCCCTAGTGCTTACGCCAAAAGATCCCAGATCAGGTTGCGGCGACAGCATCTGCGTTACGCCGCCCAGAATCATGCTCGCACCTATAGCTGACAGCGCAGTTCCAGCAAGAGTTGCAGACGTTGCCACACCAGCAGCAGTGACCGCGGCTCCACCAGCACCAAACAAACCAGTGGTGCCGAACAGACCAGCACCAGGAAAGAAAAACGACGCAGCAATTAGGCCAATACCGGCGAAGATCTGACCAGCGCCGTCTTGGCCGACCAGCACAGGCGTAACGATCAAATCGTTTTGACCGATCGGCAGGTGCAGATCATCAAAACCAAGATCAATGCCAGCCTGTAGAACGCGGTAACCGATGCCGCTTTCGTGCGCTGCGATCAGCTCAGTCTTAAAGGCCGGATAGTTGATGCACAGCAGCTTGATGGCATCAGCAGGCGTGCGGAGGTTTTGGTAGACGTGTTCAGCGCCGTACCGCTCGCCTAAATCACCCAGCAGTCGTACGACTTGCTGCATATCGGAAGACCGCCGCGACCCTTGCCAAATAGTATCTGCTCAACGGAATCACCGCACTTAGCGAATCACGTTGCTGGTGCAATATCCGCTCGTCGGGCAACAGAACAGCAGCGTGCATCGGCGTGCGCGTGGCGATTCTCATGATCAGCACATCGCCAGGCTGCCGAGTCTGCATCGTGACCTGTTGAAAGCCGATGCGCTCAGCCTCTGCGAGGAAAATGCTTTCGCAGGTTTGCGTACTCTCTGGCCGCTCGTAATCCGGCAGCTCAACGCCCTGGAGCTTGAACCAATCGCGCACCAGCGTGAAGCAATCGGTCTTGCCGTATTCCCATTGGCGGCCGATCAGGGATTGATAGTCAACCATTCGTTCTGTGGCATCCGCAAAATGTGCCAAGGCACAGAGCCTTGGCTGCACACAGTCTGATCAGACTCGCTCGGCGGCCCACCCTGCGGGTGCGAGTGGACAACCGCTTCGACCTTGCCCATCATCGCCGCAATCGCGTAATCACGAGGCTCCAACACAAACGTGTTCTCTGGCGCATCTGCTGCGTTCCTGCATGGCCAATACTGCCCATTGACGACAAGACCACAACATTCGCGTGGGTAAGAACGTGCAGCGTGCGCCTCAGCGTCACATCTGAAGTCGGGCACCTGGGAAACCTCCGAACGGCAAATCACCCTCAGGAAAGCGCAGCGTGCAGCTGGTGTAACGCTTGCCGCAAACATCGTTAGCTTCAGTCGTCGGGTTATTGTTGATGTCGAAGTAGTTGGTGCCTTTATAGCCACAGGTGCTTTCCTCGCGATACACCCAAGGGCAATGTTCCAAGACCTGACGGCGAGGCAGAGCGACGTTAATCAGATCAATCTTGCTGGCTAACTCAAACTCCACAAGCTGCGGGTTCTCGCTGGCAACGCGATCGATGTAATAAATCTGGTCTTCAAACTTCGCTGTAGGGTCAGCGGTTGCGTTGGTGCCGCCCGTAAAGTTCACAGCATCAAGAAACTTTTTGCAGGTCTGGATCCGCGTGACCTTGGCCTGCAGCGGGTTATAAAGCAGCAGCAGAGCCGAGATAGCGTTGCCGACATTGGCGATTCGCATCGTCGGGCGAGGCAGCACGCCTTTGGTTGACGCCTGAAAACCATTAACCTCGATCGCTGTTGCTGTATAGGTCAGGCCGTTAAAGACGACATCAGCGGTCAGCTCATTCGTTCCTGCGTGGTAGTAATACGTCTGATCGACGCCGTTAACGGCCTGCGTTAGCTCCAGCTGAAACAGCTCGATAATTGCCGAGGGCTCTAACGACTGCAGCTGCTCTTGGATCGACTGCGGCGTGCTCATGCTTCAAACACCTGCTCAAAGGTTGTGGTCAGCTGAACGCGACCCTTCGTGGTCATCGTCTTGTTCCAAGCTCTACAGCGAACCTTGATGCTGCTGCTTTCACCCGGCGGCGTGAAGGTGAACTTCTCGGTGCCCCCACGGGCATCCAAGAACGTCTCAACGGTGTCTGATTCAGCCTCAGACAGGTTGTAGGTGAGACTGAATGACTTCGGGTTTTGATTGATGCCGAGGCTGCCCACTTGCTCGTAGCCACTGCCAAACCGAGCCGTGCGAGTAATCGGCTGGCTGGCCTTTGTCGTGCCGTATGCAGGTTGCAGGTTGACGGATGAATCCCAGCTAGCGGTCATCGGCTTAGAAGTCCCCCAGGTCGCTGTTGCTTAATTATCTCGCCCTGAACAGCAGCGCCAATAAGAGCACCAAGCTGACGGGACGAGCCCTCATCGCCCTGCACGCTACTGCCGCTGGCATCGACGTTCACGACGACGTTTGCGCCGCCAAAGCCACCATTAGGAACAATGGTGCCAGCACGATCAGGAACAAACAGCTCAGGGCCGCGCTCACCTACTAACGCAGCCTTTCCGACTGCAGGGCGACCGCCGTTGGCGAAAGCGCCAGAAAAATCAAGCCCAGAAGTCAGGACATTCGGCGAAGTAAATCCGCCACCGCCTCCAAAGCTGAAGAGGTTGAACCCCCTCAAAGCGTTCAACAGTTGCTGCTGAAGGATCAGCCTTGCCATCTGCTTCAAAACGCCGACAAGAGAATCAGACAGCGACTTAGTGCCCTCTACTGCGGCCAAGATCCCATCAACGATGCCGTCGCGGAATGTGGTGTTCAGCTCTTCATAGGCGTGCTTTTGCTCTGCAATTTTCTTCCTAAGTTCATCCTGATGCTTTATCTGGGCTTCAAAGTCGTTTTGGCGCTGCTCCGCAATATCTGCATCAATACCTAAAACCTCTTTCCTGAAATTTGAGTGTGCTTTATCTAGTGCATTTTCTTTTTGTCGAGGCAGCAGATTGCTCTCTGCTATTCGTTGTTTTTCGACCATCAGCTCTAAAGTCGCCGCCAAACGCAACTGCTCGTTTTCTTGGGCGTCCCTTAGTTGTTTGTTTAAGTCGAGCAACCTTTGGCTCATATCAACTTTTTCTTGGCTTCCGCCGCTTGTGCGACGCAAAAGCGCAGGAGGTGTTACAGCTGTGGCCGCAGTAGCTGTCGCTTGCGCCGCAGTTGATTCTCCAGCGCGTCGTCTTACTTCTCTATTTACAAGATCATTTGAAATTTGCCTGATGACTTGGTCGGGAGGGCCTGAATAAGTTTTACCGAGATGCCGCACCGTGACGGTACCTACCCCAAACCCTCCGCCGAATCGTCTTACTTCTTGCTCAGCCTCGCGTTGAAATCTCGCTTTATCTTTTGTCGAAATTGACTGCGCTGCAATTCCTTGGTTGATGCTCGTGACTAGATTATTTGCGATAGTTAGGGCGTCCCTAAGCGATGGAGCCAGCATCTCGCCTATTTTTTGCGCAAGTCTTTCTACATTGTCAGTAAGTGTGCTGAACTTACCGGCAAGTGTTTCTGACTGGGCGATTGCGCCGTTGGCGTACTTGCCACCAGTGTCAGTGATGTTTTGCAGGGCCAAATTAACGGCATCTGCGCTAATTCGACCGCCTTCTAGGGCCTTGCGGAATTCATCCGCAGTCAATCCATACATCTTCTGCAGCTCATCCTGCAGACCAACACCGCGTTCCTGCAGCTGCAGCAGTTCCTCACCCTGCAGCCTGCCTTTTGCCTGGATCTGACCAAAGGCGGTCGCGATGCCGCCAAGATCAGCGCCAGTTGCACCGGCAACGTCAGCAAGTCGCTTAGTTACGTCAACGACCTGTTCCGTTTCAAAGCCAAATGCCTTGAGGCGTTTCGCAGTCTCGATCAGCTCTGCGCTTGTGAACGGTGTTACAGCGCCGAACTGCTGCAGCTCTTTAATGATCGTGCGCGCGTTCCCAAGCGAGCCAGTAAGGACCTCCAGGCTTTTAGTTTGACGCTCAAGTTCCGCCGTTTTGAAAATTACAAACTTAAACGCTTGGACTGCGGTAAAGCCCGCGATAAGACCTCGAACAGCTTTGCCGAGTTTGTTTACCCCTTTCGCCGCATTGTTGGCAACTTTGCCTGTTTGGCCTAAAGCCCTATTTGTATTGCGGATTCCGTTTTGTGCTTTATTGACGGCAGTCTCTAGCTTCTTTGTCTCGTTCGTCACCCGCTTTAGCGGATTGATCGCCTTAGCGGCATTAACAATCAGCTCAACAGTTGACTGTGCCACGACGACCTAGCAATAAGCGAAGTCTACCGCCGCCCTTGCTTTGCGCGCTGCATAGCTTTTTCTTCCATCTCAGACTTCAGCTCATGGAAGGCCGCAAAATGCACCAGCTCGTCATCTGTCAGCTCGGTGCGAAGCCTGCTGACCGTCATCCCTAGTTCGCAGGCCAGGTGGAACTCATAAAAGACCCACTTGTCCTGCTTCAGTCGTTTTTTGCGTCTTCGAGGCTGGTCTCTTCTCCGAGACCAAAGACGAACAGCTCGACTTCATTTAGGACAGACTCGGGCAGCTCGCGTTGCAGTTTCGCTGCATCAGCTGGAGCAAACGCCTTAGTGCCGTCTTCCAGCTCGGCAAGCTGGCAAAGCATGTTGGTGCTGATGTCTAGGGCTTCATCAGAACCAGCAAGATTCTGCGCCCGTTTGCGATCAGCGCGAGTGATCGGCTTGAAATACAGATCGATGATCTTTTTGCCGTCGCCGTTCTTCAGCTCAAACTTGCGACGCTGGTTGAGATCAAACGCCCCAACCAGCAGATCAACCGTTCTTTGAGTCGCAGGCATCAAATACCAGAGGTGATAGTACCGTTTGCAGTGAAGCTGATAGTTACAACTTCAATCTCGCCAACGGTAGCACCGAACTCTGCATTGGTAACTAGAGCCGCAAACGACAACTTTTTGTCGCCGCTTTCATCTAGATACAGCTCAAAGTTAGCGTTAGCCGGATCCTCAGTAGTCAGCGCCTCGTTGAACAAGTCGAGCTTGTCGCCTGCACTTGGTGCGTCATAAAGCACCTCGCAGGAGCCAGTGCCGCTAACCAGTCCACCGACGTAAGCGCGGAAGGTGTCACCGTGATCGGTAACTTCCAGCTGCTCTTTGTCGATTGACATTGACCAAGACCGCACAGCAGCGATCTCGCCAAGTGCTGCACCTGCTGCGTCCTTGTCGAACTTAACGGTGCCCTGTTGTCCGCGATAAAAAGCCATGATCAGATAGCGGTGGTGATGGTGCCGTTGGTCACGAAGTTGACCGTGATGATCTCGATTTCACCCACCGTGGCGGAAAGCTCAGCCGATGTCACCACGCCATCGAAGCTGACCTTTTTCGTGCCACTGGTATCGAGGAACAACTCAAACAGCGCGGTGCCTTCGTCGGTCGCGGTGTTGATGTGATCGATGAATGCTGCCGTCTCATCAGAGGATGAAGCGGTGTAGATCACTTCGACGCTGCCGTTGCCGCTAATGATGCCACCAACGTTTCCTGCGTAGGTGTCACCCATCACGGTGGTTTCCAGCACCTCTTTGTCCAGTGTCAGGGACCAGGACCGGGTGCTAGTGATTGCAGAAGCGGAAGAGCCAGCGTCGTCGAATTTGACGCTTCCCTCCTCACCGCGATAAAAGGCCATGGTCAGAGTTCCTCGATAAATTCAAAGGTCACACGGACCTGAGTTGAAAAATAGCCCTCGGGAGCTGGTGTAGCCAGTGCCTCTGGACCAACGGGAGCGTCGAAGTAAACCCCCGACACGTTGACCCTATTGTAAAGGTCTCGAACGCGCTTACCAATCACATAATTAGCGCCGGGGCCAACACCCTTGGGCGTGAAAATGTTGAACAGGATCAACCCTGTGATCCGATTGTCGGAGTCGGTAGTGCCACCGAGGCTCAGATATTCGTTGGCTCCGAAGGCGGTTAGGCACTGCACCCAGGAGCTGTTTGGCGTCGGCTCGTAGGGCATGTTGTTGAACACGACCGGCAGCACGGGGCTGCCCGCAAGTTCGGTGGCAAGACGCCCTTCGATCGTTGAGCGGATCGAGTTGAGATCAGCAGCGGCCATTATCCGCGTCTCCGCCTGACTTTATTCACGAGTTTAGGCACGTCTGTTTCGGCTACCTCGTCAGCAATCAACTCGGGATAGCGGGGGATTGTGCCCTGCTTGGTCCGATACTTACCGCCCCAAGACTTAGGCAGGTTCTCACCCATGACCACGGGCTGTGCATAAACAGTGCGGTTGAAGACGCGCCCCTGCAGGGGGTTATCCATCGTCTGCTCCCACGCGCCAATCAGCACCCCGCTATCAACAGGTGTGCCGACTCCGCCGTTGGTAGCGGCTTCGTACAGCTTCAGTTTGCTGTGAAGTGCAAACGTCGTTTCCTTGACGACCTGCTCAACCTCCTCCCTGCAGAAGTCGCCGATGTCTCGGATTCGGATGCCGCGAGCCATCGCTATGCCCTCAGAATCAGCTCGTAGGTGATCGCCGTGTTGTCTTGGTCGATCGTCTGCACCTCGATGATCTGATGCACCACGGTGCTGATCACAACGCGGTCTTTGGTCCCAGGCGCCGTCGCAAGTTCTTTGGCCGCGACGATCAAGCGTTTGTCGCTGGCTTGCACAAGGTCGTTGACCTCGCTCTGCCTGATGTTCTGCACCACGCCCTTGATCGCGGTGTCGCTTTCGGTTTCCCCGATGACGCCCGTCGTCGTGTTGTAAGTGCCAGCCGTGACATAGCGGATCGTCACGTCTGCGCCCAGCGCGTCGATGACGTTACCGGCTACTTTCTCTAACGACTGAGCAAGTCCCATCAGAGGTTATAGGCAAGGCAAGCGCCGCTAGTCAGCGTGATGCTGGTGATGATTCCGGTGATGTAAGTGTCAGCCACAAAAGTCTCACCGGCCAAGCTGTTGCCGGTTGCATTCTTCACCGTGATCGCACTGATCACGCTGTCTTCCTTGAAATAAATCTTGCTGAACCTGCCGGTATGGGCACTGCCGTCAGAGATGAACTCAAAGCCGCCTGAGAGATCTGCGTACATGGTCAGCTCCGTTTGATAGCGATGTTGCCTGGTCCGCTAATTCTAAGACCCGTCAAGTACCTTTCAAACATCGGCGGAACGTGGTCAGCACCGACAGCACCAGCCTTGTCAGGCGTCACGTTGATGCTGCCAATCTGAACGTTCTTGTAATCGTTCAAGCCGCTCAGGCTGATGCCGTCCGTGTTGTTCTTCAGGTAAACAGCAAGCTCAATCTGAGCACGCTTCACCTGATCGGGAATTTCGGTGTCGGTGAAGTAATCCTCAGAGATGCGGAAAGGGAAGCCAGTGGCGTACGTATTGACGTAGGTATCGGGCTTTCGCACGCCAGTACGCGGCCATTGCCTTGCTTGCGTATCAGTGGCGCGTGCGCCTAAAAATCTTTCGCGGTCTAAACGTTCAGCCGCAGCTGTCAGAGCGCGGTTGCGTGAATCGTCAGTACCTGTCGTCCACTTGCCCACATCAGTGGACTCAATCATGGCTTCGACAAAGGTGTTCGCCTCAGTCAGCGTTATGTAGCTGTTGGCGTTTGCGCCGCCCGCTGTTGCGTCGATTGTTACTGCCATCGGGCGTCACAGTAGAAGTCTTTTTGGTCGGCTTTTCAGGAGCGGAGGCCGCCGCTAATGCAGCAGCCTCACGTTCCTTCATCCGCCTAAAGGCGAAGAGACCCATCAGGAGCTAGCGCCCTTCAGAGCCACGAAGTTCACAACGATTGCCTCACCAAGTGAACCGGCGGACACGTTTGCAACCGTGATCTTGAAAGATCCGGCAGCAATCGAGTTTGCCTGCACGAGGTAAGAACCAGCAGTTCCAGCGGAACCGTGGTTGCAGACCACCACGTCAGTGGCAGCGATCTTGTCGTTGTTAACGGTGAAAGAAACCTCCGCGGCTGCTGCAAGTGCAGCATCGTCGAGGGTGATCTGGCCGGACTCTGCGTTGAGAGTCACGGCAGTGGCCTTGCTGGTGGCCTGGGTGACAGTACCGCCAGTAGCGGGGCCGACAAGATTGCCAGCCGTTGCCTCAAAAATGGATGCCATGGTTAGTTACCTCCTCAATCCAGTGCGCTGGTGGTGGTAATCCGCACGATGCCAATGTTGTTGGTCTCGTACACCTTGGTCCAGTTGCCCACGGTTTCCAGTTGTGCCCGCGTGGGGTTGGAAACGGAAGTGGAGAACGAAGAACCGATCGGGTGATACACATAGTGCAGATCGATCGACATGGCATCGCTCTTGGCGAGGATGTCACGGTCGGTCTCGGTCTGAAGTCCGAGCTGCTCACCGGAGCCAACGGCGCCTTGCGTGAACATGTAGCTGGCGTATTCGGTGGTGGCACCAGAGCCAGCAGTCTGCACATCAGCAGACACGATCACGCGCATTCCCATGAAGGTGGGAACAGCAACAGGACCAAAGGCGTTAGCCAGTGAACCTTGAGCTGCGGCGGTGTCAGGCTGACCCGCGTCGTCGTAGATCATGTCCAGAGCACGACGCTCTTTCAGGTCGTAGTACACCTTGGGGTGAACAACGATTGCAGCCAGCTTGTCGCCTTGGTCGCCCAGCAGGGACTGACCTTCGACAATCTGACGGGCAGTCAGCTGAGTGGGGG